TTTTTCTCAAGTTCATAATCATATATGCTAAGTCTTTGATATTCCACGGTTTGCGTTACTGAATTGCCGTTAGGGAAAGTTCGTGTGCTTGTATTATTTACACCAGCGGCATAAATTGTTCCGTCAATTACTATTGTTCTTACAGTTTCTTTTAGTGTCTGACTATCAACTGTTGTAATAACTTGCCTATATTCTCCAAATCCTTGTTGAGTAATTGCAATCACTTCACCATAAGACTGAAATTCATTTGTTTTGTATTTTGCAAACAAGTAATCACCAAATTGTCTGCTCGTTAATGGCCAATCCCATTGTGGATCAAATAACTGATTTGAAAACATGACCAGCCAATACCGATAGGAATCGCCGTAGTATTTGTCTGCAACAATTTCAGGAGTATCACCTTCTTGAATATCATATGAATAGAACAATAAAGGATCATTCAACAATGATTGTATAACTTCAGCCCTAGAAATCAGATTTGTCATTAATATAGTCGAACCTTTAAAATCCGTCATATTAATTTTTGGTAAGGTTTTGAAGTACATCATTATCTTAATCCTCCCGATTTTTCACTAAATCCGTCTTGCAGTTTGGCTTTATCCAAGATAACCATTTCTTCAAATTGTAGTGACAGGTGAGTTTGTACAGGAAAACCGTCTTCATATGCAGCCCAGCCATTTGGTGCATAATTTACAGAAATATTTTTCAATACACAATCGCCATATTTTGGTAAATAAGGATTTTCTTTTTCACCTAATTTAAATTGAATATTGAATATTGAAGGTTGAATCAAAAACATACTTCCCGACGAAACTGTGCCAGTTTGTAATGATGGTGCAAAATGCCACTTAAACGTCGAAATGATTCTATTAATATCATCCGCTTCCTGTTTCGACCGAGGAGACAAAGTAAACTCCAATTGAAAGCTTCTAAAACCAATACCACGATAAATCATTTGAAGTTGTGGATTTATCGCATAACCTCGGGCGTTTATCATAACATCTTTCAAACCTTCATTACCAAAATTAAATCTCGATGCCAATTCATTGGCAACAAGTATTGCTGCGGGATCGGTTGATGCTAGATTCCCCAAAGATTTGAATGCACTGGCAGAAAGATAGCCGCTGCTGGTATCAACTTTATCTGCCAGTTGATCAATGGCTCGCAGTGTGGTTATTGTAGAACCCAAATCTTTAGTTAAACTTAGTGTGTCATAGTCTGCATTATATTCTGCGACCAAACTGTCCGGCATATATAATGAAATAATAGATTTCAGTTCTGCTGTTTGGGGAGTTATTGCTATGCCCTTTATTAAGGTTTCTGTTGCATAGTTTGCGACAGCTTTGACATTTTGAATAGTTTCAGGTGATGCAACATTTTCTAAGGCCTTAGTTACTTTTTCAATACCAACATCAGCAAATTCTTTAGCGGCCTTAGTGGAATTTAGTTTAATCGTTTCTTGATTTGATTTTTCGGAACTATAACCAGATGGTACAATCTGTTTCACTAAAAAAGAGACATAATGTGATTGAGTTGGATCTTTAGCCAAATCGTGTGGATAACTAACAGTATCAACACCTTTACCTTGATAAAGTGAGGCTAACGGACCTTTGAGAATTTTACCCAATGTGCCAGGTATTCCTATACCGGAAACTGACGTTGGAATTGTAATAATGGCCATTGTGGTCTCTTTTAAAAGATTGAGTATTGATTATTTATATGGCATATTCTGGCAAATTTACACCAAAAAACCCGCAAAAGTATGTGGGAGATCATACCAATATAATATATCGCTCCTCTTGGGAGTGTAAAGTTATGTCTTGGTTAGATAGAAATACAGATATCATCTCTTGGGCTTCTGAGGAATTGATCATTCCTTATGTATCTCCTGTGGATAACAGAACACACCGGTACTTTCCAGACTTTATAGTTAAAGTTAAATCCAAAGATGGAAAAACTAAAACTATGATTATTGAAGTTAAACCTAAAAAACAAACTAAAGAACCAGAAAAAAAGAAACGTGTGACTAAGCAGTATATACAAGAGGTTGTTACTTGGGGCGTGAATCAAGCCAAATGGAAAGCAGCAACAGAATATTGTTTAGATAGGGGTTGGGATTTTAAATTGATAACAGAAGATCATTTAGGACTATCCTAAATAGTATAAGTACAATTCATTTAAATAAAATGTCCGCACTAACTAGAACACCACAAAATACAAATCTTTTACAACCGACAAAATTTTTACTGTCGTTTGATAGGATTGGCACAGGTCAATTTTTTTGCCAAACTGTTAATATACCTGGCATAAATTTAGGAAGTGCTGCAATTAATACTCCGGTAGCGGATATTTATGCACCGGGCAACAAAATATCATACGAACAGTTATCACTTAGTTTTATAGTTGATGAGAATGTGCAAACTTGGCAAGATATCCATGCATGGTTTAGGTCTATTGCTTCTCCTGAAGGTTTTGGTGAACGCAATAGATTATCGGATATGCAAAATCAATTCAGCAAAAACAAACAAAAAAACTATTCAGATGCAACCTTAACGGTGTTGTCCGGTTTAAATAATCCATTACTTAGAATACAATTCATTAATGCGTTCCCAACATCATTGTCTAGCATTGAATTCGATACAACAAAATCTGCAGGAACTATAGTTACCGCTTCTGCAACGTTTAGGTTTGATTATTTTAATTTTATTGATGCATAATATTTGATTTTTGTTTTGTTATATGCTATAATTGGCATATTTATTTTGTGAGATATTATGGAAAATCTAGAACAAGTTTTGAAAATGTGGGAAAAAGATGCTGAGATCGACCAGACTGAACCTGGAAAAGAACTCATTCGCATACCCACAATACACAGTAAATATCTAAACATACTTACAAAACACAAAATTTCATCAAAGAAAGCAAACTTTGATTATTTGCGTATGCGTAAAGTTAAATGGGAATACTACACCGGCAAAATGTCTCAAGAGGAATTGAACCAGAACGGATGGGAACCATTTCGTTATACTCTGAAATCAGACATAACCACATATTTGGAATCTGATTCCGATTTGATCAAATTGTTGGAAAAGAAAATCTACCATGAAGAAGTTGTTTCGGTCATTGAAGCAATCATGGGAGAATTGAAACAGCGTACTTGGCAATTGCGTGAATACATTTCATGGGAAAGATTCATTGGTGGACAGTAATTCAAACCTTGCAAAGGGTCGTAATAGTTATGACGCAAATGTAGGAAATACACTTGTCACCTTCTTTAACAGAAATGTTTCACCTTATCCAACTGATGTAGGTGGACCAAAATTTGATTTGGTTCCAGTAACCAAACAAAAAGATATTATGTTAAATGTGAGCAGAATGTATGCTCAACAAGAATATGATAGAATTATGGAATTGGTTTCTGTTTTACAAAAACAAGCAGAGCAAATTAAACGTAGATTAGAAATAACTGATGCGATACATGCAGCAAAATATGAATTTCAAGTGTTTCATGGTCAAATTTATTGGCTAGTATTTGACAGCAAAATTAATAATACCAGATTATGCCATACAGGTCCAAATAATTGGAATACTGGAATACCAAAACAATATGAATATATTTGTGCAGTTAAACAATTGGGTGACCATACTTGGATAGAAATAGAAAATGAATAATATGATTATATCCAAAATTAATGAAGTCTATCTTCATATAAAATGTGAAAAACACATTGCACAAGAACTATCTGAGTATTTTACCTTTTATGTTCCTGGTCACCAGTTTGTTCCGGCGTTCCGTAATAAAATTTGGGACGGAAAAATAAGATTATTCTCTTTACAGAACAATAACTTATATTATGGACTGTTAACATATCTTGAAGAATTCTGTAAATCTAGAGAGTATAGTTTCGAATATGATGAAACCAGGCCTGACATTCAAGATGAATTTAGTGTATACCATGCAACCAAATTCATAGAGTCTTTGAATTTACACTCGCAGAATAAACCAATTTCGGTCCGAGAACACCAAATAAACGCATTCATTCACGGAATGCAAAATCGTAGGTCATTATTGCTTTCACCTACAGCATCAGGCAAATCTCTAATAATTTATCTATTCATCAGACAGTTATTGGATTATCAAAATTTAAAAGGTTTGATTATTGTGCCAACAACATCTTTGGTTGAGCAGTTATATTCCGATTTTGCAGATTACTCTAGTCACAACGATTTTGATGTGGAAGAAAATGTACATAGGATTTATCAGGGTAAGGATAAAAACTCAAATAAAAATTTAACAATATCAACTTGGCAATCGATGTATCAGTTACCAAAAGAATACTTTGCACAGTTCGATTACATTATTGGCGACGAAGCTCACCTATTTAAAGCACAGTCTTTGACTTCCATACTCACAAATTGTATCAATACAAAATATAGAATTGGTTTGACTGGCACACTTGACGGAACAAAAACCCATAAATTGGTTCTTGAGGGACTTTTTGGTACTGTCGAAAAAGTTATCAGTACAAAAGAACTAATTGACAAAAAGCAATTAGCCGAATTCGAGATAAAGTGTTTGATATTGAAACATGATGATGCAATGTGTCTGCAATTAAAAGACAAAACATATCAAGATGAAATTTCATACCTTATCAGCAACGAACAACGTAACAAGTTTATCAAGAATCTTGCGGTAAGTATGAAAACAAATACATTAGTA